ATCCTGTTTTGCAGTATACGTCCTTCCGGGCCATATCATTCTGGTAGAAAAACCTGTAAAAACAGAGGTTAAGGACGGTAAACTGGTAGATATTGAGTTCGGGGAGTAGAGTTTTGCTATTTCCATTGTATAATATAATATAACAACATAACCAACAGAGAGGATATAATGCAGGATCTTTCTTTCAAAGATGATATACGAATAGACCAGGACAGGTTAGACGTAGAATGGCTTCGTCAAGCAGATTTGGTCTATGAATACGGGGAAGCGTTGGCTGAGGCTAAAGACTATACCCGAAGATGCCATCAGAAAGTAAAATTGACACGTTCAGAGTTAGTACTCAAAGCAAAAAAAGGATTGGCAGAAGACATTATCGGAGTCAAGAAGCCTTCGGATTCAGTTTGCGAAGCTTATTACCGCACCCATCCTGATTACGTCGAGGCGGTAGAAGATCAACTTCAGGCCCAAAAAGAAGAAGATCAACTTCAGCAAGCCATGTTCGCTATCCAGAGCAGACGTACTTCCCTGGAACATTTGGTTCGTCTTCTTCAACAAGAGTATTTTACAGGCCCTGTCGATTCTCATGATCTTTCTTCTTTTGATTATGACGATTTTCCGGCAGCTGTTTCGGATTTTGTTGAAAAGACAAAAAAGAGCAGGGAGGATGCCCACGAAAAAACAACACAGCGGATGGTTGAAAAATCACCCAGACGCAGAAGGAGACGGTAATGAGCTTTTTCACAGCTGTACTGGGGGTAATCATATATCCTTTTGTTATATATGTGACAGCCCGTGCTATAAGTACGGCTGTATATCAGTCAAAGTTACAATTTTTAAACAACCTAAACAAGGAGATGTCTAAAAATGGCCCGCAGAGCGAAAATTGAGAAAAACCAGTACAAACGATCTTCCGCAGAGCGCAGGAAACGAACAACCGGTGGAAAATATGATTTCGGCGACCGGGACGTGGAATATTTCAAGCCCCAAAAAGGCAACATGTCTCTTCTGGTAGTCCCGTATGAAGTTTCACTGGACGATCATCCTGACCGCGTAAAAAAGGGAAATTCATGGTGTCGTTTTCCGATAGCCGTTCATTACAATGTCGGGATTGAGGAATCATCCTATATCTGTCCCAAAACAATCGGGAAACCTTGTCCCATTTGTGAGGATCGCGCCCGGATGATGAAAGAAGCCCGGACAGAAAATGACAAGGACGAAGCGAAGGAACTTAAACCCCAGCAACGCGAATTGTATAACATCCTTGACTTGGAGGATCCAGACAAAGGTGTCCAGTTATGGGATGTGGCACTGGGCAATTTTGGCGAGCTGTTGGATGAGGAAATCGACAATGGAAATGAAAAGTATGATACTTTTTACGATCCCGATGAGCCTTATTCTGTGGAAGTTCGATTCAAACAAGCGTCTTTCGGCGGGAACAAGTACCTGGAAGCGTCTAAGATTGATTTTGAAGAAGCAGATCCCATGGAAGATGATGACCTCGACAACGCTATTCCTTTGGATCAAGTTTGCGTAATCCTGGAATACGATCAACTCCAGAAAGTATATCTGGGAATTGGGGATCATGACGGGGAATCTGAATCTGAATCTGAATCCGAAGAAGAGCCGGAAGAGAAACCCAGTCGCAGACGCAACAGTGGACGCGGAACCAGGGGTCGGGGACGTAGCCGACGTAAAGATACCAAGGACGAATCCGAAGAAGAGCCGGAAAAAGTCGATGAGGAATCTGAATCCGAAGAAGAGAAACCCAGTCGAGGTAAACGCCGGGGGCGAAGCCTGGGCCGTAAAAAGGAATCAAACAAATGTCCGGGTGGAGGAACTTTCGGAGTAAGTTTTGATACCCTGGACTATTGTGAACAGGATTGTGATAAGTGGGAATCCTGTGCTGATGAATTTGACCGGCTGAATTAAATCCTTCATTGAAGCTGTAACAAAAGGCCAGGGGCGAACTCTGGCCTTTTTTGAGGACAATATCATGGCAGGAAACAAACCAAAAACAGAACATCTCACCACTACAGAAGCAATAAAACTGGCTGATCAGCATGGTTTTCCGGTCAGCAGACCTACTATTGTAAATTGGTGTAAAAAATACAAAATCGGATTTCGTTTGGGTTATAGATGGAAAATTAACCAATCGAAATTCGTAAAATTTCTCAAAGGAAGGTAAAATGACAGACGGAAGAAGACGGCGGCGAATAGCGGAAGGAGACGGAGACGGAGACAGAAGAAGACGGCGGCGGCGAATAGCGGAAGAAATGGAACAGGACACTGCAGAACGAAATCAACCGGTGTCAAAATCTAACATAGATCCAAATGACCTTCTTCCTACTGGTTGTCTTCTTTTTAATTTAGGACTGTCAGATTGTCACCAAGGTGGTTTCCAGAAAGGGAAAATGGCAAATATTATTGGCGATTCTTCTTCGGGAAAAACTTTTCTGGGTCTGTCCTGTTTCGCGGAAGCCGCCCAGTTAGAATCTTTTGATGAATACACGTTCATCAACGATGATGCTGAATCTGCTTGCGAATTCAATATCCCGAAACTGTTTGGCAAAAAAACAGCTTCTCGAATAGAGCCTCCGTCCAGAGATGGAGAAGGAAATCCAGTCCATTCTGATACCGTTCAGGATCTATGGGATCATCTTAACGATCTTTTGGATGAAGAAAAGCCTTTTATCTATCTGATGGATTCCATGGACTCACTGGATGAGATTTCAGAGAAAGAACATTACGAGTCCAACAGAAAGGCCCGGAGAGCCGGAAAGGAAGAGACTGGGAGCTATGGCACCAAAAAGGCAAAAGTCATAGGGGAAATGCTCCGTGACATTATTCCAAAATTGAGAAAAACAGGATCTATTCTTTTGATTATTTCTCAAACGAGGGACAACATAAATCCCATATCTTTCGCCAAAAAAACCAGATCCGGTGGCAAAGCGTTGAAATTCTATGCTACTCATGAAGTATGGTTGGCCAACGCGGGGCAAATCAAACGGAAAGAACAAATCATAGGCTATTACACCAATGCGAAAGTCACCAAGAATAAACTCACCGGAAAACATCGCGTAGTGAAGTTTCCCATTTTTTATGATTACGGAATTGATTCTTTGCGCGGTTCCATTGAATTTTGCATGGAAACAAGCTACTGGAATAAAAAAAGGCAGACCATAATTGCAGAAGATCTGGGACTAGAATGCACTCTACCCAAAATGATTTCTGTTATTGAAGAAGGAGGACTAGAAGAAGGACTGGCGGAGGCGGTTCAGAAGGCGTGGGATATCAGAGAAGATGACCTGAAACTCAATCGAAAGTCAAAATACGAATAGGGTACAATGATGAAAACAGAAAAACTGACGAAAAAACAGAAAAAGCAACTGGTTGAATACCGGAACGAGATATTTCAATATGCTGTGAGTACCGAGACAGACAGGGACAAAGCGGAAAAATACGCATTGCGTCTTAGGGATGGAGCAGCAGAAAACCCGGAAATTCATTGGGTATCCAGTCCTGAAGAAGGGAAGAAATTGTGGGATTCTCTGCGGGATTCTTTGTGGGATTCTCTGTGGAATCCTCTGCGGGTTTCTCTGCGGGTTTCTTTGCGGGATTCTCTGCGGGATTCTTTGTGGGATTCCTTGTGGGATTCTTTGTGGGATTCTTTGTGGAATTCTCTGCAGGATTCCTTGTGGGATTCTCTGCGGGTTTCTCTGCGGGTTTCTCTGTGGGATTCTCTGTGGGTTTCTCTGCGGGATTCTCTGTGGGATTCTCTGTGGGATTCTTTGGAGGATTCTGGATGGATAGCTTTTTACAGATTCCCGGAAAAAATCGGACTTGTGAAATATTCTGAAGAAGACAGTAATATGTTGGAATGTCATGAGAAACTGTTACAATCTTGTTTCGCAATATATGTTCTTCCAGGACATATAATTTTGGTAGAAAAACCCGTAAAAACAGAGGTTAAGGACGGTAAACTGGTAGATATGAAGTTCGGGGAGTAGAAGACATGAGCCGATTTCAGAAAACTGTAATGATTGATTGCGCCGCTATCGGTCATTACATGAAATACTCTCTCAGAAATCTTAAATCAGGCGACGATAATACAGGCGTGATTTTTGGATTTTTAGGATTCGTGAGGGATATAGCGGTATTGATGAATCCCAGTCAGTTTGTATTTGCATGGGATTCTCGCAGAAGTCATCGAAAGCGATTATATCCGAATTACAAAGGGAATCGGAGTCCCCACAAAAAAACAGAAGAAGAGCAAAATGAGACTGCTCTTATGAGGCAACAGTTGTCCATTCTTCAAAGTACAATTATTCCAGAAATGGGATTTAGTAATTCTTTTCTTTCCATAGGCCGGGAAGCCGATGACATTATTGCAGCCTGTTGTTTGTCTACTCCCGGAAAAAAGGTGATAGTGTCTAGGGATAATGATCTTTTTCAATTATTGGACCAGGAAACCCGTATGTGGGACTTTCAAAAAAGAAAGTATTTTACCGCAGACGACTTCCGCGACAAATGGGGTATCGAACCTCACGAATGGAAAATCGTAAAAACCATAGCGGGATGCGGCGGCGATAATGTACCGAATGTTCCCGGAGTAAAAGAGACTACTGCCATTAAATATATGAAAGGGGAGCTTCCTGAATTTAATAAAGATGGCAAAACTCCCAACAAGCAATACAAAGCGATTCAAGAAAACGCCGACTTGATAAAGAACAACGGCCCCCTTGTAATACTTCCTTTCAAAGATACTCCCAGGTATCAAATTAAAAAAGACCATGTTTCTATCGAGGCTTTTTGGGCTATTTGTGAAGAATACGAATTCAATTCTTTTCTCGATGACATTGAAGAATGGGTTGAAGCGTTGAAAATGACGTAATCTAATTGGAGAATGAGTATGATCAATAAATTGATACTCCATAATACAGAAATTCATGAGGACACTATTCTGAATTTCTGTTCTGGGGTCAACTTCATAACTGGATCGTCTGACAATGGAAAATCCACTGTGGTTAAAGCGATTAATTGGATCGTTAAAAACCGGCCTTCCGGTACCGGATTGGTTCAACGCGGGAAAACAGACACCAAAGCTACAATTCAGATAGGCAGAAAACGCATTTCCAGAGAAATGCGTGTGACTAAAAAAGCCCGGAACGTAAATCTGAATCAATATCAAATAAACCGAACGGTGTTAAAGGCCGTATCTACAAAGGTACCAGAAGAGGTTTCCGAAGCACTGTTACTGAACGATGTAAATTTACAGGGTCAATTTGAGACCTTTTTTCTGTTACAAGATAGTCCCGGCCCTGTAGCGCAGCGGTTTAACAAAGTGATGGGATTGGATATTATTGATTCCACGATGAAAAAAGCTAACAGTGAGGTAAACAAGGGAAACTCTGAAAGAACGACAGCACAAAAATCTGTAGAAAACAGTTTGTCGGATCTTGAATCCTATATCTATTTGGATAGCATTGGGAAACTGGTATCAGAAGCGGAAACAGTGGCTGGGACTATTCGGGAATTAAAAGAAAAAATTAAACAAGCGTCCCGGTTAGCGGCTTCTTATGAAAACACTGAAAAGGAACACAAAGACGCTGCTTATATATTACAAGCAGAACCGAAGGCCCGAAAAGCCTTGTCTATTTTGGATGAAATTTTCAAAAATACAAATAAATTAACAGAGATTCGGGGTCTTGTGGATTCTTATGAGAATGCAGTTTTAGACACAGAAGATCAGAATGATTTTATATCTTCAGAACCGAAGGCCCGAAAAGCCTTGTCTATTTTGGATGAAATCCAACCTGCTCAATTGAAAATAAAACAGGTCAGTGCTCTTATCGCAAAGAAAAAAATAGCGGATACAGTACTGCTTAGTTGTGAACAGCGATTAAAAAAAGCAGAAAAAGAAATGGATAGATTCAAATCTGATAATCCGCTTTGTCCTACTTGCGGAAAGGATTGGTGAATAATCATTGCATAATAGGGCACTTAAATCCATATTTTCGCAATCACTGAGGAATCAAAAAATGAAAACAGAAAAACTGACGAAAAAACAGGAAAAGCAACTGGTTGAATACAGGAAAAAGGTATTTAATTCAGCTATTTCCACGGAAACAGACAAAGAAAAAGCGGAAAAATATGCATTGCGTCTTAGGGATGGAGCAGCAGAAAACCCGGAAATTCATTGGGTTAAGAGTCCTGGAGAAGCAAAGAAATTATATGATTCTCTGCGGGTTTCTCTGCGGGATTCTCTGCGGGTTTCTCTGCGGGGTTCTCTGCGGGGTTCTTTGTGGGATTCTCTGTGGGATTCTTTGTGGGATTCTGGATGGATAGTGTTTTATAGATTCCCGGAAAAAATCGGACTTGTGAAATACAATGAAAAACACAGTAACATGTTGGAATGTTACGAGAAACTGTTACAATCCTGTTTTGCAGTATACGTCCTTCCGGGCCATATCATTCTGGTAGAAAAACCTGTAAAAACAGAGGTTAAGGACGGTAAACTGGTAGATATTGAGTT